CCAATATCAAAGTCGGATGACTGGATATAAGAGTCAATAGGATTGATCGTCCCGTTTACCTCGATGTCGTCGTTGCCAATCTCGTGATACACGATGGTGTGGCTGTACGTGGCTGCCATCGGGTACTCCCGCAGCGGGCTGTCTAGCCATGCAGTCCTGCCCAGTGTGCCGTAGTACCAAACCTGATCCAGATAGTTGTAGATCACATATCTGTCGATCACGGAGCTGCCGGATGAGCAGTAGTACCACCAGATCTCGCTGTAGCCTTCGTTCGTGCCAGCAAAGAACTGATCTGACTGCTCCATGTTAATGTCGCCAAAGACGTACTGACGCAGCGCGGACGGTAACGTTTCCACCCGGCCGGTGTAGGCGTAGAACTTGTCCTTGCCCATCCAGTAAGTAATGTTGTTGGCCGTAGCAACAACGTTCGGACCGGCGATAGAGATGTTGTCAGACAGGATATTGAATCCCCAGACATACGGTGGCCCCAGATACTGCATAGAAAACACAGCGCTATCTGTAAGCACCAAGATCTCTTGGCGAGTCTGCTGGGCAGCAATAATCTCTGACCCAGAGGACAACCGGAAACTACCCGCCTGATTCGTGGCAAGTGGTGCCCAGACTGCGTAATCTTCCTGATCTGACCAGCGGATCAGCATTGGATCTTGCGCTGTAGAGCCGTAGTCATTAACACCAAACGCAATCACAAACCGTGATGAATCCGACACCATGACGAAGTTGGCAACAATCGGGCAGCTAGTGTCTGTTTGGTATACGCCGCTGCTGGAGTTAGAAAGCAACGTTGCCGGTGTGGTAAACAGCAGACTACCGCCGGGCGTGTACTCAGGAATCCACATGTACAGCGAACCACCGCGCGGGTTAATGATTAGATAATCACCGAAGTTTGCCTCTGACCACAAACGCAATCTCTGAGTGATCCCAAACGCAGCAGACTCTCCCCAGCCGGTAAACACCCGAGCGTTGTAGACAATCGAGCCGTTGGAGTGTGAGGTTGCAATCGTGCCGTTTGCACCGCGCGTCGCACCTGTAAACGTCGTTGCCGTGTTACCGGTGTATGTTGCTAGTTCCTGATTGATCAGTACTGTGCCGGTGGCGTTGGAGAAGCCGGTGGTCGACGTTACTGAAATGGTGGTGTTAGATGCGTTCAGCGGGACTGTCAGTGCCGTCTGCTGCGTGTTAAGAACAAACCCACCCCACAGACCTGCGCCCCAGCCGGTGACGTAGCCGTAGATCTCAAGGCCGCTGTTCAACTGATACTTGGCCGTAACTGTCCCGCCGCCGGTCGCAGATGACGTCGCCGCGCTAGACGCAGTGATGGAGTACGAGTTCGTGCTGATGTAAGTAATTCTGAACTCACCGTTCAGATTTAACCCACCTACCGTCGTAGCACCGGAGAACGTTACATAATCGCCATCAGTTGCGCCGTGGTTGACGTCTGTGACTATGACAACCCTGGAGCCGTTGGTTGTAGTAAACGGATCTGTCAGCGTTTCTGTCGCACGAATCGGCGTGATGTCGTTATAAACACCGCCGCTCTCTACGTAGTACTTGGCACTGGTAGCTACAGCTAGCAGGTTGTAGCCCTGTAGCGTTACCCAGTTCCACAGACTGCGAGCCGTGCCGATATACGTGCTGCTGGAGATAGGCTGCCAGCCGCCCAGCTTCTGCGGGTAGCCGGAGCGAAACCGTATCTTGTTGCACTCAAACCAGCCGCCTTCGTTCGCCAAGGTTGTACCTTCGCGATTGACGCCTGGACGTAGTTGCAGTTTCTGTAGTGGCATTTATTTCACCGCTTGTCTGGCTGCTTCGTATTGGGCGTAGCACTGTTTGAGGGCGACTCTGACTTCGTCGGCTTCTCCAGCGAACCGGACAAGAAATTCGCCATCCTCTCGGTAAAGCTCTTTTCCGGTACAGGCACTGGGTCCAACACCGGCGGCACTGGGCACGGCACTTGTATTGGCGGCGGGGCGACTTTGGCGGTCGCGCAGGCTGTTAGCAAGAGCGGTATTCCTAGCAGTAATATCCCGTATCTCACGATCCTTCTCCTGTCGCATCCTATCTGCACCCATCTGAAGATTCTGCTGAACTTCCACAGACTCTTCCATCGCTTTGGCGTACTGAGCGTACTGCGCAGCCTTCTCTTTATCCCAAGCCTGCTGTACTTCTGCCTTGCCATCTTGACTACCTTGATAATACCCTCCAGCCGCCGCTACGCCAACAGCCACTACCGCCGCGAGGATCATCCAAGGATTCACTTTGGCTCCGTAAAGTAGAGAGCAATCTCATCGTTCCGGCGCTTCACCAAGCCCGGCAGAACCTTGCCGCCACCCTTCGTGAACTTCAAGAACTCCTGCCTTACCCCGTCGAAGTCGCCACGGTTGTGCTTCTGCCGTAGGGTCGATCTCTGCAACGTGCCTAGCCCAACATTGAATGCAAAGCTGACCAACGCACCCATGCGATTTTCGTTAAGATTGTCAGGGCAGTAGCGAAGAACACCAGCGATAAAACGCTGTAGGTCTTTCTCAAGGATTGAATCCACTTCGTCTTTGCTGAATACACGGAAATCCTCTATCTTCAGTGCGAATCTATCTCGCTGATCAACCGGCATCTTGCCCTGTTCGGGGTAGAGAACGTGCCCCACCCCGATGGTCCACAACTTCGCCGGACACTTGTACGGCTTATATCTCACACCTTCATGGTGCTTGATCATGGCAATGGTGGCTGCCGGGATCTTCATTTGCCAGCCTTGCTGTTACCGCGAGAACCAAACCACATGGCGATGATCGTGCCAAGGAGCGCCATCTCGTCAGCGTCAAACACGATCTCCATGATTTGAATCAACTCGCCAATCGACGTGATTTTGTCGCCGTGCATAAAGATCCAAAGCATCGTCAGCAAGTTGATCAAGACCAACTCAAGCACGAAGATGAATGTGACAAATGGGCGGGTAGCCGAAGTCATGTCTTTGACCCACTGAGAAGAAGATTCCAGCAGCTTCTCTTGGTTGTTGTAGATCATGCCCATCTGAGCCATGTACTGCTGGTGATCCTGCTCGTCGTTCTCGCGGACTTCTTCCGTCTTGTCTGCCGGTGAGTAGCCACGCTCAGTCAACGCCAACTGCTGCCGCATCTGCATGTGCATGATGTCTAGCTCGTGCTTCTTGTCTGCACGGTCTTGCAGGATGTCAAAGAGTCTTGGGAACAGAGCGACGATGTAGCCGCCGATGGTAGAGATGAGAGTCAGCATGATTACCTTCCGTAAAGTCGTTCTTCCAATATCTCGCGCCGCAAGTCTTTCATCTTCCTAACTTCGTGGACAGCAGCCTGTGTTACTACGTGCATGTCCCAAAGCATAAAACCGACAATCGGCATAACGATGAAAAAAGTAAGCAACACTGCCAGCACTACGACAATCAATGACCAAGGGACGTTTTCATCATCGCGCTTCTTGTCGTCAGCCACATTAGACCCACCGCCCATATAACTACGAACACCACTGCCGAAACCCATGCCGCTTTTGCCTTGATTTCCGCTATTCTTTTTCTGCGTCGCCATCTTGCCATCTGTATTAGCTTAAGTTCCTCAGCATGGGCTGCTTCTTGCTCGGCAACGATGGTCTGCCACATCTCTTCGAACTTGCTCCAGAGCGACCCCAACTCAGGCGGCGCTCGGTACACCATCGTCTCGCGTATCTCAACCAACATTGCGTCTAGTCTCGTCGTTATGATGATGCGCCGTAATGCCCGTCTACCAATACTTTCCTCACCCTTGTAGACCTTGCTTCCTGCTACCTGCTCTGCCAACAGCGCTTTACTCAACGCGTCATAGCTGTCCATCAACATACCCAACTGGTCACCAATCTGGGTGTAGACATCATTCGGGTCAGCCTTGGCTATCTCCTGCACACGCTGGACTTCTGCGTGGTACTGCTGTTTCTGCACCGGCGTTGGATCGACGATCTTGTTGTACTGCTCTTTCAGATCATCCAGTACTTCCTTGACTTCCCCTGCCGCGCCTTTGATTTCCTTGTAAAGCTCACACCCCTTCTTGACCGCTGCAACAGCAGCATTCGCCGCAGCAAGAAGGGTTAGCGGATCAATTTTTTACCTCTTACCACGACCAAATAAATGCTGCGCCATCACCGCCGCGACCGCCAGCACCACCAGCAATGCCGCCAAGTCCACCACCTCCACCACCACAACCTATACCGCCGCTTCCGCCAACCCCACCACCACCGGTGCTTCCACCGCCACCGCTGCCGCCAAAGCCCAAAAAGAATGGCTGAGTAATAAAATATCCTCTATTACCAGCGCCTCCACTGGTGCCGGTACCACCTACCAAATTTGGGTATCCCCACAGCCCCTCAACAAAACCGCCATTGTTAGCTTGCGCCGCTCCCCCACCAGCACCACCTGTTAAAAAAGAAGTACTAGAGCGACTTCTATTACCATTTGCAACACCGCCTATTTGACCGGCAACACTAGAATAAATTCCTGCTGCGCCAAAATAGTTGTTTGCGGTTGCGCTCCCTCCAGCGCCGCCACTGGTACTGGCAGTGTTTTCTCCTCCTCCTGCGTTAAGCAGCGTATAACCTGTCCCGTCTTTTTGTTGATAAATAAGAGTGGTGGAATCCGCGTTGCCTCCAGAACTTGGTGGCCCACCAGCACCTACTGTAACTCTCAAAACGTCCGGAATAAACATTGCAGGTCCAATCCATTGTGTGATTGCCCCAGAACCACCACCGCCGCCACCCAAGCCGGTTGTTCCGGCGTTGCCGCCGCCGCCCGCACCAATTAGCATAAATCGAACCATAGATACGCCGCGAGGCTTGACCCAATCGCGCACGGTGCCACCGCCATAAAACTCTTGGTAGTTAACGGCTTGTAGAGATGCTGTATTAAATACGTCTAACATTGCGTCACCATGTGATTATTACTACAAGGCCATCGCCACCTCTACCCGGCGTTGTTTGGTTAGGAGTTGCTGAAGCACCGGCACCGCCGCCTCCGCTACCAACGCCTCCCCGCCCTCCATTTCCACCAACGGCGCTTCCAGCATTTGAGCCGCCGGCACCACCAGAACTTACAATAATTGGTTGCATAAAAAACTGCCCACTGTCTCCAGGCACAGATGTTCCATTAGGGCCTGAAAGACGAGTTGGATAACCGTAATTTGGAGCGGTTTGATTGGGAGCGCCAGCACCACCAGATAAGAATGTTGTGCCTGATGGAGTTACCGCTCCCTGCGCAGGAGTGTTGCCATCTTGTCCAATCACACATTGATATAGTCCAATTGCACTAAAAGCAGTATTGGCTGACAAGCCGCCGCCAGCCACATTTCCTCCGTTAGCGTTCAAAAGAACGTATCCTGTGTTGTTGGTCTGTTGGTAGATTACTGCTGAATTTCCACCAGCAGTGTTACTTCCGCCGCCACCTCCCACAACAACACGTAATTGATCTGGTATTAAAAAAGCTGGACCCATGAAATTAGTCACGGCTCCAGACCCGCCACCACCTCCGCCGCCTCCCGTAGTATCTAGACGTCCACCGCCTCCAGCGCCAATCAAAGTGAACCAAACAAACGACGCCCCCTGAGGTTTCGTCCAATCAGCCGCAGAATTTCCTTGCGAAAAAATCTGAACGTCTGCTTGTTGCGGAGTGGGATAATTCAATGGATAACTCATGTCACCAACTCGCTATAAGAACCAAACCAGCACCACCAGTGCCACTAGGACCACCACCACATCCATACACGCCGTTACCAGTTCCAGTGGCGCCTACGGCGACTATGATTGGCTGAAGCAAAAAATAACCGCGCGAATTATTAGATGGATTTACATACCCGTAGTTCCCGGTTTGCGTACTGTTATTCACACCGGCAGACAAAAATGTCTCACTTGATGCGCCAATTGTGTCACCAGCTTGACCTACTCGTGAATTACGAAAACCGGAAGCAGTAAATGCACTTGGATCTCCAGCCCCTGCTGGACCAACAAATGACGGGGTTCCGGGTGCCAAAAACGAAACACCAGACTCTGGAAAGCGATAATAAATGTTGTTGCTATTAGTTCCACCGACGCCCATTACTATTTGAAGCGCATCAGGAACATTTCTAGCAGCGCCATACCAGACATAAGTTCCACCAGAACCTCCGCCTTGCCCGCCATTTCCATTGCCGCCAGCGCCTATGGACAATATGTACACATGACTAACGCCAGTTGGCTTGTCCCAAATTCGCCAATCATTAGCTACGTTATTGCCATAAAAAATTTGAACATCACAGTTACTGATGCGAAATTGCTGGGGAATGTCGCGGACAAACATGTTTACTCCTGTGGGCTTGGCTCAACAGCAGGCGGCACATACCAAGCAGGAACTGCGGCATTATCATTGACACAGATGTACTCAACACCTTCCTCGCCAATTGGCGTGCCATCTGCGCGATACACGCCGATGTAACTCCCATTAGCATCAATATGTGCATATCCCTGCGAGCCATCAGAAAACTGTAGCTCGAACCAAGTGTCAGTTTCGCGCCACATATTAGTAGTCTCCAGCAATCGTTACTACCGAGTAGCCATTCCCAGACGTTCCTGTTGATGTACCGAACGTTACCCACAAAGCGTAATTGGGAGGCATTGCAAAGTTCAACGGCAATTCAAACACCGAAGTCGCGGCAGTCTGCGAAAGCGTTACCGCTGGCAGTGTAATCTCATCAAACAACCAAGTTGCAGTGGAGCTTACAGCAGTAGAGTTGGAAGAAACAAATACACGAGCCACGGTACCTGCTGGGCTATTGACGGGACGGAAGCGCATTTTTTGTACGTAACTCCCGTTTGATGTATTGGCAGTAAATGCCTTCTGCATAAAACCAGAGCCGTTAAGCACCGTATTTGCAACAACGCCTGCGACGTTACCGGAATCGTTTGCGGCAATAGAGTCTGCTCGACCTAGCGCCGAGTAAATGGGGTTTGTATTTGCTGGCATGATTTACTCCTTAGGGAAGAATGCAATTAATAGCAACGGCACGAACTAAGCCAAGCGACGTTGCAGAAGTGACGTTTGCAGTCAATGTATTACCAGTGAGCGTTAATCCGGAACCCACTACGATGTTGGCAAATCCTCCAGATCCGTTACCGCGCAGTATAGCGGTGCCAGAAGTGGCGGGGGCAAAGTTGCCAGTTGATGTTGGCGCTAGACTGACCCAATGCGTTCCGTTACTTGTTAGTACGTTGTTTGCCGTGCCAGGTGCCACCATCGTCACCGTGCCCGTGTTATTGCCAACCACCACGCTGCCGAGTGTCAGGTTTGCTCTACCTGTGCCACCGTTAGCCACCGTCAACGCGTTCGTCAAATTGACCGATGCGGCATTGACGTTGTTTGTTACCGTGACGTTAGACGCTCTGAACTCGGTGATATAAGTCGTGGTCTCAGCGACGTTGATGCTGTCGTTGAAGATAGTCATCGACCTGCCAGCCGGAACCGCAACCGTCGTACCTGTCGGCGCTGCGTTCGTGCCGTTGGAAATCACCACTGCGTTCGACAGACCGTTCACGACGATGTACTGCTTCTCTATCGCCGGGATGAACAGCGTCTGCTGGTTGGTAATCGTGCCAACTAGGTTCAGCTCTAGGTTACGCGCTACCTGCGTGGCGTTCGTGTCAGCCAGAGTGAGAGCAACGTTGGAGCTGGCAAACGTGACGTTAGCCGATCCGGTAATCGCTTCTTCCAGCGCCGTCCCAAGGTTGACGTTCGTTGTTGTACCCCAAGTACCAGCCTGATCACCGGTGCCGATCAGCTCGATCTTTAGCTGGGAATATGTACTAGCCATGATCTTTCCTTAGATTGTATTGATGAGCGTCCATGTGGCTGCGTTACCCGTGTTTATAGGCGCCCAAGTATCAGCGCCGGCGGTGTTAATAACTGACCAAGTGACGTTACCACCTGTCTCAATAAGTTCCCACAAAAATCTGCGTCGTGCCACATCTTCTGCCACGACGGTTTCGTTGATGCGCGCGATAAACGTTGCGCTTGCGTTGCTAGCATCAAATGCTGCTGACGACTCCGAAATGGTTGCAAGAAGATTGCCCAACGCCGAAACCAAATCGGCAGCTTGTGCAGATTCATCAACTGTACAAGCGGCGTTGAATATTGTGCTAACTTGATCATTTGCTTGCGAACTTTCCTCAATCGTCCCAGACAGCTGAAAAATTGAACTAATCTCATCATTGCCAGAAACCGTTTCGGTCAATTCAACCGGGTAAGCAGTTGCGCCAAAAACAGCATCGTTTGTTGTTGCCTGTTCAGCTACTGATGCGCCAGTCGATTCAGTTGCTTTTACTTCATCAGAACCAGCAGCAGACTCACTAATCGCTACCAGGGTTGCAAACGAACTTGATACCAAGTCCGATACTGCCGCACTTTCGGAAACACTTGCGCCAATATCAAGCAAAGAACTCACTGCATCAGAAACGTTCCCTGCTTCGCTAATCCGTCCTGTAAATACAACCGCACTATTTACTGCGTCATTTGCTACAACGGTTTCGCTGACTGTTCTTGGTATGGTAAGCGTGTAAGAAACTTCGTCAGAGCCTTTGACTAACCCGCCATCACCCAAACCCCAACCATCAGCACCCCACGCACCATTGCCCCAGCCGCCATTTGATATGACAGGGTAGTAGACTGAGCAACCCCAGCCAGCCTCGCCCCAAGTGCCACTACCAAACCCGCCGTCGACAATCGCCACACATTACTCCGCAGCCTCTAACTCGCTATCCATGAACCAACGACTGTGAACCTGGCCGTCCTCGGCAGTCCACTCCATCAAGCACCAAATCACGCCATCCTCGTCCATGCGCAGTTTGACCACTGGACCCTGCGGCACTACCGCCTTCAGCTTTACAACATCGCCTTTTTTGAACATGACCATCCCCTATCAAGACGCATCAAGATTGAACGAGTACGTCACATTCAGAACATCGCCATTGACCACTGTACGGTCGCCCGGCGCTTGGAAGTCTGCCGCCGAAAACAACAAGCCAGACGTGCCAGTTGCCACGTTGCACAGGAAAGCGCCTGAGATTGTAGCGTTTGCATTCATTGTAAATGTGGCAGTAGAAGCTGAGTTGTTGATGTTGGACGGATCTGCCAGCGTGGCATTGCCAAACGTTACCTGCGGGCGGTTGCCGCTGTAGTTGGAGTTCTCATCCCAACCAACGTGAGATGCCAACGTATCCCCACCGGAGAACGTGGTCGAAGCCGATGTGTTGTTGATCAGGCCGATGTACCACGCAGCCGTGTAGGTCGAACCCTTGAAGTACTTGGTGTTCATGTCCTGCAAGCCGGTGTTCACCACCAAGTTGGAACCCATATCCACCCACTTCTGGTTGCCTTCGCTGTCGTAGCAGGTGACAGTAAACACACCACCGCCGGACGCGCCTTCAGCAAAACCCGTCTTGCGCTCAGTATTGGCGCTTACGGTCTCGCTGGATTTTGAT